ACCGAATATGATAACGCCAAGGCCGGGTGTTTTTGGCACAATCTCGCCGCCGAAAATCTGGGCGACAAGGTTAAGGCTATTCCCATCATCGTCCGCAAATCAGTCATTCTCTGGGCACCGCGCGGCGACGAGCGCGGGATACTCGCTCGTTCCATGGATTGCGTCCATTGGGATAACCCCAACATGGACTTCCAAGTTAAGCTGAAGGGCGTAGCGAAGCCCACGGTCTGGGCCACGCGGGGAAGCGTGAAGGAAAGCGGGCTGCTGGAATTCGGGTCATCGGTTCCCGGCGACAGCAATTCGAACCCCGCCGCGAGCCTGACCTACAACACCTTGTGGTATCTGGCCGACTTCCCCGGCTACTCGCCCGTGGTGGTTATTAACACCCGGTCCAGCCTGAAGCCAACGCAGCAGCTGTACAACCGCATCGAAATGCGACCGGGCGCACATTATTCCCAGCTGTGGGAACTGGGGGTGACGCAAGAGAAGGGAGCCGAAGGGCCGTACTTCAACTACACCTACCGGGCAGCCGGTTACCCGACGCAGGACGCGATGGAAGCCGCCCACCGGCTCTATCTCCGGTTTAGAGAAATGGAGACGGACAAAGAAGCCGCCCCGCCGCGAGGCAATGGCACCATCAACGAAGATATGGCCAAGAAGTTCTAGGCCGTACGGGGGAGGGAAGGTCCCGCGTTCCTCCCCCTCACCCTTATTTTCGGAGGACTAAATGATTGACCCGGAACTTGCGCTCAAAATCGTACGCGAATCGCCTATCATGGCCTTCGATACGGAAACAACCGGACTCACCGTCACGGATAAAGTCGTCGGATGGGTTGTCACCGATAAATCGCATTCGCTATACGTCCCAGTTCGGCACGAGGGCGGAGGCAACATTCCCAACGCCGAGGAATGGGAGAAGTCACTTGCCGTGGCGTTTTTGGAGAGGGGTCGCCTGGGGTTTACTACTGTCGGCCATAATCTGGGCTTTGATCTTCGTATTTCTCTTCGTTGCAATGTATCGGTCCCCGCCCCCGTCGAAGACACAATGGTCAATGAAGCCCTACTCAACGACCTCACCGTTGGGTACGGACTCGACAAATGCGCCGAAAGACGGGGACTCCCTGCAAAGAAGGGAGCCGCGATGTATGCAGAACTGGCCCGCCGTTTCGGGGGACTGCCTGACCAGAAAGCCATGAAGAACTTTTGGCGAATGCCGGGCGACGACCCAATCGTGGTGGAATACGCCACGGGCGATGGTATTACGACGCTGGCGCTGTGGGAAGCGCAACAGCCGCTGCTGGACGAAATGGAGCTGCGGAAGGTGCACAAGCTAGAGTGCGACCTGATTCCCTATCTGGCCAGAATGCATAATCGTGGGTTGCGCGTTGATGGGGAATATGCCTCACGCGTCCGCGACGAAATCAACGTGGCGATCAAGGAGAAGCTCAGCGTCTTCTCAGCGGGGTTCAACGCCCGGTCCGGCAAGGAAGTAGAAGCGCTTTACCGGGCAAATGGCTACAACGATGCCATGTTTAATCGCACTGAGAAGGGGGCGGCTTCCTTCACCGAAAGCTGGCTGGAGACGAATGAGATAGGGGAGGCTATCCTTTCGGTTAGAAGATTGGAGAAGGCTCGTGACTCATTCATGTCCCCCCTCATCGATACGCATAACATTAACGGCAGGGTTCATCCAATACTTAACCAGTCCAAGTCCGACGATTATGGAGTTGCAGGAGCAAGACTTTCCTGTTCGGATCCAAATCTTCAAGCTTTTCCCAAGCGTAACATGGACGTGGGAAGAGTCGTACGACGACTTATCGTCCCTGATGAAGGCCTGCTCCTTGAAGAAGCCGACGCCCGACAGCAAGAACCCCGATTATTTACTCACTATTCCGAGGACGCTGCACTACTTCACGGATACAGAACCGGGGAATTTGATATACACGATCGTGCGAACGAAGTCTTGGGGCTTCATGACCGCGATCGAGCCAAACGGCTCGGCATGGGGATGCTCACTATGATGTCGGCGAAGACGCTGGCGAACCACATGAGGTGTTCAGTTGGGGAAGCAGCGAAACTACACAATCAATTTCTCCACGACGCTTTCCCAGCGATACGCGAATTCCAACTCGCCGCAGTCGCGAAGTTCAAAGATCAGCGTTATGTCCGATCTATTCTTGGGCGTATTGCTAGGTGCGGCGATATTGCTTATTCTTATCGCGCTGTCAGCCGAATTATACAGAATTCTGGTGGCGATCACATAAAGACTTGCATGCTGCGGGCGTTCCAGTATGAAGACGCCTACTCCGACCGTGTTCAGATGCTGCTGTCGATCCACGACTCCGTACTGTGGCAGCGCGACCCCGGTCACCCGAATACGGAGTTGGTAAATCTGCTGGAAAACGTGGCCACGGAGTTCAATCTGATGGTACCTATTCCCTTCGACGTGGGGACCGGAAAAGATTGGGCTAGAGCCTCTTACGGCTCGAAACTCGATCGGTACGAAGCTACCCTTGACAGCCCGGTCGCGGCATGATATACTGGAGGTACGGTCATGAGAGAAGAAATCACACACGAATTTGAAGGCAAAGTCCGCTGGACCGGCGAAAAGCAACGCATGGTTGAAACCACCCTTCCAATATACGGGGAGTGTTATAAATACTGGCTCCCCAAGAAATGCACCGTCGATATGAATGAGAGCGATGCCGAGGGGAACTTCATGTTCGTGGTCACCGATTGGTGGATGAGGAAAGCTCAGTTGGGCGATTTCCAGGTGGAGGACCGATGACATTCGGACGCGTTAGCGAAGCAGCAATTAAGGCCCAGATGGTAAAATCGGTGCGACTAGCAGGCGGTTACGCTCGCCGCATCGAGGACCAATTTCTCGTCGGCATGCCAGACACTATCCTTATTCCATGGGGATGCCCAGTGTTCTTCGCAGAGGTGAAGAAGGTACGGGGGCTGCAACTAGCCCCTTCACCGCGCCAGTACATCGAAATGGACCGGATAAACAAGGCGGGTGCGAACCACGCCATCGCTATTCTCGTGGGGTGGAAAGACGAAACATTCTACTTCCACGAGACTGCCCAGATCGCGAAGCTAACCGACTGCTTTTCGGTGACGTCGCGCGTGATGGATTTCAACGAGCAACTTATTCAGTTTTTCCACGGGAGACTAGCAAGTGAGAAATAACTACAAGAAGGCACAGGAAGTACTACAACGAGCAGCAAAAGCAGTAGATAGAAATACTCAGGTTCACGGCGACACTCAGCGTTCATTTGATTTCATAGCTCAAATGTGGTCAACTTACATCGGTCACGCGATGGCTCAGCGAAAGCAGGTGGCCCTAACTGGATTCGACGTGGCCAACATGATGATTATGGTCAAACAGGCACGTTCCATCTACGGTCAATCGGTGGACAACCAGATCGATATAGCTGGTTACGCCGCGATCGCCGCCATGTTAAACCCTGTGGAGCAATTAGGCGATGAACTGGAGAAGGCGCTGGGTCGTGGCCATGAAGGAGAAGAAAGTGAAACGAAGTCTGTTTGAAAGCGTCGGCGTTCATTGCATCGTAGACGGTCAATTCGGTTCCACCGGAAAAGGAGCGCTAGCCTATTGGCTCGCCAAACAGGCGATTAGAGAGAGACACCAATTCCAAGGGGCCATCTATTCAGGTGGTCCCAACAGCGGGCACACGTTTTACCACGAGGACGAGAAGCACGTCCTAAAACAGCTGCCATCATTCGCCGTCGCCACAACGTTGATGGGCGGACAATGTTCTGCCTACCTTTCGGCGGGGGCGGTTATCAATCCAGAGATTCTATTCGCGGAGGCCGAAAAGTACCCGAACGTGAAAATATACGTTCATCCCAACGCAGCGATCGTGGACGAGTGGGCCAAGGAGGCGGAATCGGGCACCAATGCGCCGGGGGTAGCAAGTACTATGTCTGGAACAGGTGGCGCTCTGATACTAAAGATAGCGCGGAGCGACGAAGCAATATGGGGCAGCAGGTCAATGAGCCACCCCAAGAACATCACTACCTTGAAGCACAACTTGCACCCCGAAGCTGAGTTATACTTTATGGAAGTGTCGCAGGGGTTTAGTCTCGGGATAAACTCCGAGTTCTATCCGTACGTGACCAGCCGTGAGTGCACAGTCATGCAGGGCCTAGCGGACGCTCGTATTCCAGCCCGCCACCTTGCCCGTACTTACATGACGATACGCACGTTCCCAATACGAGTGGGCGGGAACAGCGGCGGTTGGTATGACGATCAGCTGGAACTGGATTGGGAAGATTTGGGCATCGAGCCGGAATTGACCACGGTTACGCAGCGACAAAGGCGGATAGCGACATTCTCGTTCCATCAGTTCACAGACGCGCTGCGGGCAAACGATCCCGACTTCGTGTTCGTCAATTTCCTCAACTATCTAGGTTCATCGGAGAAGCAAGATGAGTTCCTCTTTCGGATCAAGGATCAGCGCGATGAAACGGACAAGTGGTTCGAAGTCATCGGGGGGTACGGGCCGAAAGTCGAAGACATCTTCTATATCGGTTGAAATACCGACATCACTCGCGCTGCTCGAAGAAAGGCTGCGCGAGTTTTTTCAGGGAATGATATACAAGCTCGAGATGAATGCGCACAAGCGCACCCCTGAAATATCCGATATACCGAGCATGACCGAAATGCTCCGGGTGGAACTAAAGGAGTTCGTGGACCAGTTTGAGGAAAACAAGCACGATGTGAATACGCTGATTGAACTATTTGACACGTCCAACTTCGCATTCCTCATATTCGTAGCGTTGCGCAATCAGGGGCACGCCGATTGGAGAAACACACCAGAAAAGGAAATCGACTAATGGAACCGCGATACTTGGGGGACGGCGTTTACGCGTCAGTCAAAAATGGTATGATTATGTTAACCACGGGTGACCATGACGAAGTTAGATGCGAACAGATAATCTGGTTGGAGCCTGAGGTTGCCGTTGGGCTAGGAAAATATATCCAAGAAACCATGGCGGAGTACAAGTGGAAATGACTGAGCTACTGATAGTAATATGCATCGTGTTGGTACTGCTCCCGCCGAAATGGGACCCGGCGATTCGACTAAAAGAGTGGGGGGAACGCAAATGAGTGAGTTACTTGAGGTACAAAAGGCGGCGCTGGAAGCGTCCGACGGCAAGCGCGGATTCGGCTTCTTCATGGAAATGGGGCTGGGCAAGACGCTCGTAAGCTACACGGACTTCCTGCGGGAAGTCGAGCGGGGCGAGGCTCACCGAAAGGTAGTAGTGTGCCCCAACTCATTCAAGGGCGGATGGCGCGATGAAGCAGCTAAGTTTGATCTTGCTGTTCACGTTCATGTTTATAATAGCGGTGACGATACTGGAAACTTGGCTTTTCTGCGACGAAGCTTCGATCGTCCGCCTGTGTTGATCGTCAACTACGAGGCGATACGAAGTCACAAGACACAGGAATACATACGGCAGTTCATCCACAACAGATTCTCATGGATCACTTTCGATGAGAGCATCCAGCTGAATTCCTCT